TTGCCCATGCCCTTCATTTTAAAAAACGGGTTGGCTACCATGTTCGAGGTTGCACGCATGATTGCCTCACGAATTCCTTGCATTTCGTCCAGGACCAGGATTACTCTCTCGGTATGGATACCGATAAGATTGTTTATGACTTCCTCGATAGACCCTTCTTCGATAGCCATCCCGAAAATACCGTTCTTATCGTCTCCGGGTTTCCAACGTACTCTCGTTACCGAATCCATGAGATCACCAACGGAACCGAGATTTTTTGGCAACAACTGGTGGTAATGAGCAATCTGTGACCAGATACGCATTCTGAGCATCTTGACCGTTGTCGAACAGACGATGACTGCCGTCCGATCAGGAGCCTGCAACCATTCCTCGATGCCAAACACAGCAGCATCAGTGCTCTTGGCCGCGCTCGCCGGTCCCATCCATATCAACCATTTGCGCTCACAATCAGCCTTGAGTCTGCGCTCGTTCCATCTGTGCCATTCGTAGGTTGGCCACATGGCTTTGATGCGCTCCCGGCGATGCCAGAATGTTCCATTTCCACGGTTGTAATACGCACAGAAAGCATGTCTCTGGATGAGGGGAACGAATTTCTGACCGCTCTCCTCGGCTACTTGCGACCAGTCTATTCCAAATTCAATGTCGGGTTTCACCTTGTCTCTATAAACACATCGTTCAGGTTATCGCGTAAAGCCAGAACATTGCGCCGAATCTCACTTCCAACATTCCACGCCAGTACGACAAAGAGCATCTTCTCCTGTTTCAGATTTCCTATTTCAGTAAACGGAATGATTGGCATTCCACTGGCTTCCTTGTTCCATTTGGTCGGGGTGTTGTCCGCCAGAATATCCAGTTTAATCCCGGCCATATTGAGCATTGAGATTCCCTTGGCGGCAGCTCCGCAACCGACCGTGTAGAAACCATCTTTCACGTACTGTGAAATTGTTCTGCCGATCCTGTGGATTTTCTGCTCAACATGCGACTTCCACCATTGGTAAAGTTTTGGTGACATCATTCCAACCGCTTCTTCCCATTGCAGTCTTTCATAAACGCGGGTTGAGGGAGTTCCGTGTTTACCTAGGACAAAAACATAACTCGTTCCATGAATGTCATGCATCACAATGTCCAGCACCCCCAAGCCTGCACTGTTGGCAAGGTTAATCATGGAATGAGCGTTGAAGTAGGATATGTGCTCATGGTAAATTGTATCGCATTCCCCGTTCACGATCATGTTCGCCTGTGAAGTGGCAATGAATAAACGAGAATTGTCGTGCATTACTTTCACGCAGTTGTGTAGAAAATCCCAAGGCAAACGAGTATGCCCAACGACATTCTGGGCTGTGATTATGTCGAAGGCTTGATCTCTGAAATACACGCCCTCGAAAAATGACGTTGTAATCTTATGCCCTTTAGCGGAAGAAATCGGTTCAAGATTTAGAGCAGGATCAACACCGTACGTATCAAGCCCCAATGCTTTGAAGGCATCCAGTTGGCTTCCGTCATTACTGGCAATATCCAAGACGTTTTTAGCTTTTGGAACATAAGAGACAGCGGTTCGCGCGAAGTCCCTGAAGTAATCAAGTGCAATCCTACCCGTACCTGAACGATATGAGTAATCACGGTAGAGAACTTCAGGATTGATATACTCGTGAAGTTGCAAGTGATAGCACTTAACGCATCGCCTCACATCCAATGAAAATTTCTCTTTGACGCTGTACGTGTTGACCAGCGGCATTTTGCCGAAGTCGATCAGTGGAACCAGATCGCCTTTACAGCAAAGGCACTTATTTCCTCCGACAAATCCATCATACCCATAGTGAGGGAAAATCATTTTCCGTCCGCAAGGTTTTCCAGCCGTGTTTTCTCTTCCGCGTCGGAAGCCTCGTAAGCCTCGCAATGCCGATCTTTAACAATCAGATTACTTTGATCTCCACGCCTGAAGATATTCGTAGGATCGCGCCACTTTTGTAAATTATAGACTCCATCCCATGTAACCAGCATAGTTTTGTTACCCTCGTGTTTAGTCCATTGTGTGAAGTTTGGAGTTCCATCCGGCCAACCCAAAGATTCAAACCGATATGTATCTTCTCTACTCATTACTTCTTTGGGATAATCGTTAATGACATCAGGCTGGAAAATCATGCACGGCGTCCTGACATGCGGGATAATCTCATAAGACGTGAGAGGTCCGTACAGTCCGTCTCCATACGCTTCTACTGCGTCAACGAAACGTTTCAGCCATCCACCACCCGTAATATACGTACTGGAGTTGAAACATACCAGGAGATCAGTATCAATGTTTTTGCCAGCGAATTGCCACGCTCCGCAATCCCAGCCGCCGCCGTCATATCTAAGATGTTTGGCCCATCCAAACATGCTATCAGGATTATCGGCATATCGGTTGATCACAACAAGATTGTGAGGATAGCCAGACCAGTATTTCATGTAGGAATTAAGCCATCGGCCAGCACCATGATCGTACTCCGGTTTGGTAACGACTCGGACAAATACGACTGTAACTTTCATTAGTTTGTTAATAAATACAGGTTTACAAACAACCTTCTGGCGACACGGTAACTTTCTCCGTCCCACCAAGGAACGGGCTTCATAATAGGTGGCTTGGATACACCTTTTGGAGTTCTATGCCATCTTAATGTCATAATTCACCTACTTTCTGGAACAGACACATTCCCATCAGTCCTGTGTCGCTTGGAATTTCCTTAATCAGCTTCCAATCCGCGCGATAACCTTGAAGTAATCCGAGCTTTTGTAATCCCTCTCGCACGCCCAGCACAGAAGCAGGCTTTCCGGCATATGAATGATCCTGCGGCCATTCCTCCTGGTATTTCTGGAAGCTTGGTAATGCCGTATCGTGGAACAGGCAGTAACCATCCATGACTACAAATGGAGAGTAATTCAAGAAATCACACATGGCATGGTTCACGCAATGGCATCCATCCACGAACAGGAAGTTGTATTTGCCTGTGATTTCACGCCACGCATCCATCGAATCACAATCGTGAAAATCATAATCAGGGAGTGGTGGTGGACTTGGCTTCCATTGGGCGAAGTCAACTCCACTGGCAAACACAGGACATCCGATCCCTTCTTTACACCAACGCACCACTCCAGACACCGTTCCTCCGCCAAATACACCAATTTCAAGGAATCTAACCTCGCCAAACTGAACATTAATTTTGTCCAGTAGTCGATCCATAAGATCAGCTTCTTCTTCTCGCATGAAACCGTATCGTTTTGCTATTTCCATTTAAGGTTATATCCGTCGATGTCGCGTTGTGTGACTTCGGTATGTGGATTCTTGAACAAATCCTCATCTATTGCACCGTTCCAAAACTCCTCATTCAACGGTAAGTGTAGAAATTTATCGTTCATTAGTTCAAAAATCTTGAGAGTGAATTTGGCTGATACATGGTTTGGCCTCCAAAAAAAACGAGTCTCACGCCAGTTGTTCCTGAAGTAATCCCCAAACTCAGGAAAACTGCTTAATTCGCAGACAGAACAAAACTTTTCAATCTCGTACTCCCCACGTTCGATGTAGTTGTCTGGCACTGGTAGCCCACATGATCCGTAGTCATTTTCAAGGATGAAATGATCGTGGAAATTAGGTACCGAAATGTCCATCCAAGCTTCCATGCCAAATTGGTAGATGTTCTTCGGCTCATCGCGCGACGTATTGAACATTTGAAAATGTGCATAGTGCTCGTGGATAAAAATGCCAGTTGAGTGAATAATTGATAGGATACGCTCGTTTGTTTCCAGTCCGGTTAGTATATCCTCAATACCAACCGGCTGATCGTTCGAGTTCCAATGGTAATTATTCGGTTCGATGGCAAATATCCTAAACGGACGGCTTCTGCTTGGATTGAAACGATTCAGGTAATTAAGATAAGGAACCGTGCGACACGAACCGAGTATAAGAACAGTTTCTAGGTGTGAAGCACTTGGGGAACCAATCTCGAACACATCATGTAGATGCGCTTTAATATCGATTGTCGTTATCATTTCAGGTGTCGTTTCAATTCCCGCATGATACGCAAATCTTCGTGCCTCCGTAAATCCTGTTTCACGCGGAAGAAAAAATGCCCATCAGCTTTGTTCATATCCTCAAAATTATGGAATGAAAAGTTCTCACCATGCCCGTAAACCAAACAGGTGAATGATCCATCAGGCTCCATATTAACTGACGCACACCAGCCGTTACTGACCAGTGGAATTTCAAGTTCTTTAGCCATATAGGTGATACTTTGATCATCCATGAACTTGCTGTGCCATTTGCTTTTGTGTTCGACCATCCGTTCAATGACATCGCGCGAGAAGATGTACTGGCAACCGCCCCATAGAAAGCTTTGATCTCCTTCTGTTAGGATTCCACAGATCAGGTTTCTTTCCGGGAGATTCCATCCACAAAACTTGACCAGATTTCGTTTGTGGACGTAGCAGCTTGAGTTTGGTCGTGCCAGGAAATCCCACTCGTATTCAAGTGCTTTCTCGAACGCCTCGATTGTTCGCGGTGAAACATCCTCCAGACTCTCTGTAAGTTCAGTGGAATAAAACACCTTTTCTGTGGATGGTTCGTCCGACTTTCCGCAGTAGTAAAGCGTTCGTGTTTGGGGATGATATTCTGAATCCCACGTTTCCATCGACACATCCATCAATTCTCCCCACGGTTCTCGCCTTGCTGAGAGAACGAGGATAAGAATCCTCATACCAGTGAAAAAATTATAGCCAGAATCACGATAAACCAGAGCAACAAGAGAAAAACAGCAATGATGATCGCCATTATTAATAAAGCTG